GGATATGTCAGATAGTAGATAGGTATATAGTAGCATATATTATCCGGTTATATATCCATATAGCTAGATATGTAGTAAAAGGAATAAATAGTAGTATAGTAGAAGATCGTAAAGGTGGAATATATAATGGTGGAGAAATAGCAGGAGGTCGAATTTGCCCGCGTCCACGCCTGACAGCACGGCATAATGATCCTATGTCAATTATGAATATATTAGGTTATCCAATGTACTCATGGGTTGTCAGATGTATGTATGACATAGTACATCTACATATATTGTCAATCACGGCTTTGAAGCACTCTATATCCATGACTATATGTGCTGTAGCACGGTTGGTAGCAATTCCTATCGACGCATTCAAATATATGAATAGGTTGTGGAGACGCTCGAACTACATACAAAAATATTTAGGTAAAAATACATTTCCCGGGAATCTTTCCATAGTATATCCTGATATATGGCAAAAAATTTCTACAAAAATTTCTGGTAAAAAACAATTTTTAGGAATAAGGTTATTATATATATCTATATATAGGATATTATCTACTAAAATACTTCTTGTTTTTAGGAATTTGTTGGTAGACCTGAGAAAAGATTGTTTTGTTTGGTTTTTGGAAATAAAAGGGTTATCTATATATAGGATAAAATTTTATAATTTTTTTAGGTTGGAAATGTTTTTCCTGAGGAATGGATTGGGAAAAGGGATTTCATATAATTTTGGAGGAATTTAGTCATGGGTAGAATAAAAAGACAGTGGAAAGATGACACGGAACGACAAGTGTATAAACTTGCGTTGTTAGGTGCCACGGAAAAGGAAATTGCGGATTTTCTGCAAATGAGTATAAGTGGTTTGAATTACTGGAAAAGAACAAAACCTGGTTTCATGGATAAGATCCAACAAGCTAGAATGAGAGCAGATGCACAAGTTGCAAAATCATTTCATAAATTAGCTACGGGTTTTTGGAAAGAGGAAGATGTTTTTTTCATGTATAAAGGTGTTGTTATTACAAAAAAGGTGGAAAAATTTTATCCACCAAATGCATATGCTGCGCATAAATGGTTAACCACAAGAAGGAGAGAAGAATGGGCAGACATACATCTGTCGAAAGCAGCACTTGATATTAATATTAAGAAGATTGACACATCAGATTTGTCAGATGAAGAATTGAAATTGGCAGAAAAGATCGGTTTGAAAATGATTACTGAATCTGGTTTAAATATACAGGAATGATCAGAACAACAACAACGAAAATTGAAATTCCTTCATTAATGAGAAGGACCAAACAACCCAAAACGGAACGAGTTTGGGAATTGGTTCAAAATCCGTTGGTGGCATCTTTGGAATTAAATAACCGGTCATTATATCATTTCATTCAATATTTTTGGGATGAAATTTCCACACAACCTCTTGTACATAATTGGCATATACCATATATATGTAGTGAATTAGAACAAATTGCATATAGAGTTGGAAATAGACAAGATAAAGTTTATGACCTTATTATTAATATACCTCCGGGAACTACAAAAACAATTACTTGTAGTATTATGTTCCCAGCATGGTGTTGGACCAAATGGCATTGGATGCGGTTTATTACTGCTAGTTATACCAGTGCTTTGGCTTTGGAATCTGCTGAGTATTGTCGTGATCTTATTCGGTCAGATAAATTTCAGGTTATGTATCCATGGTTAGATATTAAGGAAGATAAAGACACCAAGTCAAATTTCAAGATTGTTAAAAAAGAAAGTGTTAGCCCGGGCAGGGAACCAAGAATATTATATGGAGGAAATAGGTTTAGTACATCAGTTGGTGGAACATTGACCGGTTTTCATGGTGATATTAATATATGGGATGATCCTTTGAATCCGGAAGAAGCTGTTTCTGACAAAGACCGGGAAACGGCAAACCGGTGGATTGATGGAACATTATCAACTAGGAAAACAAACAAAAAGGTTAGCACTACTATTGGTATTATGCAGAGACTTCATCAGGATGATCCAACCGGTCACCTATTAGCCAAGAAAAAGAAAAATCTTAGGCATATATGCTTACCCGGGGAAATCAAAAACTACGGCAAACAACTGAGTCCTCCTGAGTTAAAGGATAAATATATAGATGATCTATTAGATCCAAAAAGAATGGATTGGAAAGTATTACGTGATATGGAAGCCGATCTAGGTCAATATGGATATGCCGGACAAATAGGCCAAGACCCAACCCCTCCCGGTGGAGGTATGTTTAAGGTAGATCATTTACAGACTATACGCATAGCTGAACTGGATGATATGCGTAAATACATAGTACAATCTGTCAGATATTGGGATAAGGCAGGTAGTGCAAATACAGGTGCTTGGACAGTGGGTGTATTGATGCATAAATTAGCAAATGGTAAGTTTGTGATAGAGGATGTAAAACGAGGACAATGGGCAGCTGAAGTTCGAGAATCTTTAATACGATCCACTGCTGAAGCAGATGGACGTAAAGTTTGGGTATATATGGAGCAGGAGCCGGGATCAGGAGGAAAAGATTCAGTACAAGCAAGTATACGTGGATTGGCTGGTTTTGCTGTTTATGCCGATCGCCCAACAGGTGATAAGGCATTTCGCGCTGATCCATTTGCTGTGCAGGTAAATAATGATAATGTGATGATGTTACAAGCAGAATGGAATGCTGGGTATGTTGAAGAACTGCGCTTCTTTCCATTTTCTACTTATAAAGATCGGGTTGATGCTAGTTCAGGTGGATTTATGAAATTAACAGAAAAACGATTTGTAAAAACTTTATCAGGGAAGAGAAAGAGGTAAAATTTTAAATATAAAAATTAAAAGATGAAAAAAGCACTGTTAATATTAGGTTTGTTTTTGATGTTTGGTTTAACCAAAGCACAAGAAGTAAATTCGTTTTCATTTGTGAATTTTTCTGCTACTGATACATTTACTATTAGTAAAGCAGATAATGTGTGTTCTCTTGCTGTATTTCCTGTAGCAAGTACTGATACTGTTATAGTTTGGGGGAATGGAAAAACATATACTGACGGACATATTGCTTCTGGGGATACAATTTTGTATGATCGAGTATTAAATATTGGTGATGGAAAATTACCAATAAATTATCTATTTTTAGATATACGAGGTAGTGCTACAGTGATTACACAATCTGTAACTAAACGATGATGAAGTATTTTATTAATATATTATTGTTTTGTTTGGCAGGACAGGTGTTTGGGCAAGTTAACTATGAAAGTCCTAATATCCGTTTACCTCGTAATTTGTCAGCTATTCACGTGGGCAGGGTGGAGGCAGGGGGAGTTGACCTAAATACTCCTTTATTATTAACAATCACAACTTCAACGGATAGTACTGTTAACCTAACATGGACTGACGTCAATTCTGACATTGACGGGTTTAAAATATACCGGTCTATCGATGATGTAACCTACTCGTTACTTGCAACGGTTACAGATACAACTTATACCGATAGTGGACTTCCACAAAGCTCATTATATTTTTACAAAGTTAAAGCATACGATGGATCAACACTATCTTCTTATTCAAATCTGAAACACGGATATACTGAGGCTGCTGTAATTAGAGCAAGCGGAACGATGGGTTGGTTCGATTACTCATACACCCCGTCTCTGGTTATGCATAATGATTCAATCAGTGAATGGAGTGATAAATTAGGTTCGGCACACGATCTATTACAAGCAACCACTACAAAGCAACCTATTCTTCGCCTTACTAGCCCTGACTGGAATTACAACGGAGTTGTATTCAATGGAACGGATGACTTTTTAAAAGCAACGAACTTCACTTATAATCAGCCTTCGTATGTTTATTTTGTGTTTAATAATTTAGTGACACTTTCTGGGAAAGTTGCGTTTGATGGAAGTGTATATAATAGAGGGATGTTGTGCAAAACAACCGGAGGAAGAAATAACTTTATTGACATAGCCGCGGGAACATTATCCCCTAACTCCGATCAACTAGAATATAGAACCACTGGCATTATAAGGGCTTTATTCAACGGCGCATCAAGCAAATTTATTGTTAACGAGGCTACGCCAATAACCGGAAATTTTGGCACTAACGCTCAGGGTGGGATAACAATTGGCTCCGACGGGTCAGGCGCAAACAGATGGTCAAATATTGTTGTTAAAGAAGCTATATTCCGAAATAGTGTTGACACGGTTGGAACACCTGATAATGATGTAAATATATATAACTACCTTAAAAATAAATATTTATGGTTTGTTAATTTGCACCCAGAAGACACGGTAACACTTAATGCAACAAGTGTTTCAGCGGGTGTAGATGATGCAATGTTCAGAATAGCGGGACATACCGATTCGATTCCGTTATATGTGAATTGGGGTGATGGGATATATTCATACCCTAGAATGAACGGCGTTTTGGATACGTTGACACATATCTACACAAGTGCTGGAACATACAAAATAATCATAGGCAACGCCTCGTCAATGCAGGAATTCAATGTTATGGCTATTGATGATGGAGAAGATCGTGTTTGGGCGGATGTTTCGGATTGGGAGAAAGCCACGAGATTAGAGAGATTTGCGGCAACAAATACAAGTGGCATACACACATGGACTGGAAACGTAAGTATTTTACCCGTAACAATGACTGATTGGTACTTGGGATTTAATACAGATTTTACTGGTGATATGACAAAATTTGTTAATACAATTGTTTTTGAAATGGCCTCCCACGCAACTGCCACTAGCGATGTTTATGGAAATACATCAGGATGGACAAAGTGTAAACGATATAATCCGTTTGGATCAAATAATTTCACGGGCGACATGAGCGCGTGTTTAGCGTTAGAAAATGTTTTTGTTGGGGGGAATAGTGAAAACACAATTAACGTTACTAATCTGATTAATTTAAAGTCACTTGAAAAAGGTTTTGGAGCAGGTACAGATGCGGATACATCAGCGGCATATTTCAATGGATCGTTGGCTGGGCATGAGCATCTTGGAGAAACAACATATTTTACTTGGCCTTACACTGGTCTTAAAAAAGGATGGGTTTGCGTAAACGCGCCAAACGATTTAGAGGGTGATTTAACTGGACTTGATAGTTTAGTTTACCTATCATGTACCGGAAATGGACACTTTTCAGGGAATGTTGATGGCCCGGGGCAAAGTGGTAGGCTGTATGCATTTTATCTGAATGGTGGCATCGGTCATCATACAGTAACAGGTAACCCTATGTCATGGCCGAACTTACAAGATCTCATGGGTACGGCATCTTTAACAAAAATGACAAGATTTAATAACAATCCGGCAATGCAGGTATTTACCCCAGGCGGACTAAATGCGTGGATATATAGTGCCTCTGAGGTAAATCAACTTTTAGCTGATTTATGGGCAAATAAAGATGAGCCAAAATTGGAAGATTCAAGAACAGATAGACTTATTGATTTAAGACTAAGCGCAGCCCCAACAGGTCAAGGAATAACTGACAGGGATGCTTTAAGATTATATAGATCACCGAATAACGATGCTGGTGAGCCATTATGGACTGTACTTACACAATAACAAAATGACCCCCACATCATATATAGTAATAGCAATCGCAACAATTTTATTGATGGCGTATTTGATTAGTCGGTGGATGCGTAGAAACCCATTTGGATGATATGAATATAAATTAAAAATCATAGAATATGAAAAAAGTAATTATTTTAACAAGTTGTTTACTGCTTATGGCAGTTAGTTTAAATGCCCAGTCATTTAAAAGATTTTTTGGAAGCATTGATCAAGTAGTAGCTGCGCAGCAAGAAGTGATGGCAAGGGCTAAAGATACACAAGCAGACATTGAGAAAGTGTTTTTACCTCGTTTATCATTATCTGTAACTGGTTTTGGATTATCTTTTGGAGGAGGGAAACCAACAACACAATCATTTAATTCTGCTGGTTTAGGTATATCATATGGAGAATATACTACAGTAAATGGAGAAGCATATTGTAATTATTCATTTAATATTGCTTTACTTTTAGCTGTAGAAATAACCGGATCTACTGACGTCCATGCAGGTGTGATTGGTACAGTTGATGTATTTAATAAATTTGTAGGAATAGGAATCGGTTATCTCAACAAACACCCAATGCTTATAACTTCATTTAGTTATTCTTTTTAATATTATAAAATAATGGAACGTACCAAAAGATTAGGAGTAAATACAAATCGTAAGGTGGATCAAATGATCCATACTATGGCTAGTCAATTAGTATTACGGCATCAATTGTCAGCTAAGTTTGGTACGGATCAGTATGATGGTGCTCGTAATATTTATCAAGCATTAGGTTATCCTGAAATAATTAAGTATGAAGATTATATTGGCAGGTATCAACGACAGGATATAGCAAAAGCAATAATAGATCGTCCGGTACGTGCTACATGGCAAGGGCCTTTGGAATTGGTAGAAACAAATGATACCAATGAAACAGAATTTGAAAAAGCATGGAAAGATTTACAAACTAGGTTGAAATTAAAATCAAAGTTTTCACGTGTTGATAAATTGGCATCACTTGGTACATATGGAATATTGTTATTAGGATTAAGTGATGTATCAACGCCAGAAGGATTCATGAAACCTGCTAAGAAAACAGCAAAATTAATGTATGTGAAGCCTTTTGGAGAAGAACATGGAAAAATAGAACTTTATGAGACTGATACTAAAAACGCTCGTTATGGAATGCCAACAGTATATTCTGTAGAGATAATGGATATTGATAGTAATGTGAGTATGACTTTAAAAGTACATCATACTCGTATTATTCATATTACATTGGATATACTTGAATCTGAAATAGCAGGCGCACCAGTACTTGAGTCTGTGTATAATAGGTTAGCTGATTTGGAAAAGTTAGTTGGTGGAGATGCTGAAATGTTTTGGCGTGGTGCTCGTCCCGGTTATTCAGGTAATGTGGATAAAGAATTTCAGATGACTCCTGAAATGGAAGCAGATTTACAAGATCAGATAGATGAATATGAGCATAATTTACGTCGTATGTTAATCAATCAGGGTTTGGATTTACAAGCATTAGCACAACAAATTGCTGATCCAAAAAGTCATGTGGATGTACAGCTAACCATGATTTCTGCGGTAACAGGTATTCCAAAGCGTATTTTATCAGGTAGTGAGCGTGGTGAGTTGGCAAGTTCACAGGATGTTGGTGAATGGAAAGAGTATGTACAGACACGTAGAGAAGAACATGCTGAATGGAATATAGTACGGCCGTTTGTTGATCGTATGATCGAACTCAGCATATTACCCATTCCAGCAGATGGAAAATATTCAATTAAGTGGCCTGATATATTTGCATTGAGTGAAAAAGAGCGAGTTGAAATAGGTAAATCAAGGGCACAAGCATTGAAGGAATATTCTATGAGTCCTGTAGCAGAAGCAATAGTGCCTTCTCAAGCATTTTTAAAATATTGTTTTGGTTTATCAAATGCTGATATGGAATTGGTGGGAACAATGCAAGAAGATGAAAAAGATGAAGAATTGATGTTAGATGTTGTTGAGAAGATGGAGAAACTGAAAGCACCTCAAAAAGCAGCACAAACAACTAAGACAGAGAAATCACGTCCAGTAATAAAAAATAAGTAATGTTCGTAGAAGCTACATATAAACCAAATTTAGGAATGTATATTAAACTGTACAATCTTAAAGATCCAACAAGAACTTCTTTGTTGCGAAATGCTTTTGTAGCAAAGATGAATAAACGATTTAATGAATTAACTAAAGTAATTTATAAATCAGTTTATGAAAATGATTGT